TGGGCCTATTCCGTGCCGTGATTCGCAGCGTGTTTACACCAATCTCTATCATTGCAGCCGTATGCCTTCCACCGGGAATAGATTGACGGACATGGAGTTTGACGAGATCAGTCTCGTTACCCGCCCCGCCAATCAACTCAGCAAAGTCGTTCTCTACAAAGGAGACACACCAATGGCAGAAGCCGACACCTTGGATGCCGAATCTGAGGCTACTGATGATCCTGTGGATAAGGGTCATCCCAAGAACCCTGGTCGTGACGACGCCGTTACGGACGAGTATGACGAGGAAGAAGACATGAGCAAGCAGTCCGATGAGATCGCTGCCATGTTGGACTACATCGACACGCTTGAAACCACCAACAACGAGTTGCTGGCCAAGGTTGACGAACTGGCCCAGCGTGATGCTCAGACGGAAGAAAGCATCCTGAAGTCGGCTGACCCCGCCGTTGTTGAACTCGTCAAGGCTGCCGAAGACCGAGCCGTTGCCGCCGAGGCGATTGCCAAGGCCGAACGGGACCACCGTCTGGAGCGAGAGTTTGTCGCTAAGGCCGCTGGCTACGACCGCTTGTCGGTTAGCGCCGAAGACTTTGGCCCTGTCCTGAAGGCGGCTGCCGAAAGCATGGACGAGGAGCACTACGCAACTCTCACTCAGGTTCTGGATGCTGCCAACGAGGTCATCAAGCAGGGTGCTGCCTTCAACGAGATTGGCGCTCTCCCCTCGTTCGATGCCGACTCCGGCATGGGGCGCATTGAACAGGCTGCCAAGCAGTACCAGGCTGAGGACGCCACGCTCACCCGTGAAGCCGCCATCGCCAAGGCGGTCAGCGAAGACCCGACTCTCTACGACGCCTACTTGAAGGAGGCTCGCTAACCATGGCTTATGAAGCCGCACAACTGAAGTTCGGCAACCTGACGGCTGCTGCTGACCTCAGTTCCAAACAGTACCACTTCGTCAAGTTGGCGAGTGCTACCACGGTGAATGTTTGCACCGCCATCACGGACTTGCCGATTGGCATTCTCCAGAACGACCCGACCTCCGGCCAGGCCGCCGAGGTGACCATCTTTGGTATCAGCAAGGTGGTCGCTGACGGCACCCTGGCCGCTGGAAATGTCATCGGCACTTCGGCTGACTCTCAGGCTGATGCCATCACCAGAGGCACTGACACCACGGTGACCGTCATGGGCGTAGCAATTGAGGCTGCGTCGGCCGGTGAGACTGCCACCATGTTCCTCAACCCGAGCGGCGCTCGCGCTGCCTAAGGAGACATAACCGATGCCTCAGCCAACTACCTCAGATGTTCATGTTGATGCGATTCTCACGAACATTAGCCTCGCTTTCCTTCAAAGCGAAAATAACTTCGTTGCTAACCGTGTCTTCCGGTCGATCCCGGTAGAGAAGCAGAGCGACAAGTACTTCGTCTACACCAAGGGTGACTGGTTCCGTGACGAGGCCGCTGTTCGTGCCCCGGCTTCGCCGTCGGCCGGTAGCGGGTACACACTCAGCACTGCTACCTACAACGCTGATGTCTACGCTTTCCACAAGGATGTGGACGATCAGACTCGTGCCAACGCTGACGCTCCCCTGAGTCCCGACCGGGACGCCACTGAGTTCATCACTCAGCGGATGCTCCTTCGCCGGGAGATCCAGTGGACCACCGACTTCTTCACCACCAGCGTGTGGACCACCGACAAGACCGGTGGAACAGACTTCACCAAGTGGTCGTCCTACGCCTCCAGCGACCCGATTGAGGATGTGGAGGCCGGTAAGGCCACCATCCTTGCCTCTACCGGGATGCTGCCCAACACTCTGGTGCTGGGCTACGACGCCTACCGCCAGTTGCGGAACCACCCGGACATCATTGACCGGGTGAAGTACACCTCGTCCAACACGGTGGACACCGACACGATTGCCCGGCTGCTTGGCCTGGATCGTGTGCTGGTGTCCCGTGCGGTCAAGAACACCGCCGCTGAGGGCGCTTCGGTCAGTATGACCAGCGTGGCCGGGAAGAACGCCTTGCTCTGCTACGTCGCACCCAACCCCGGCATCCTCACCCCCACCGCTGGCTACACCTTTGAGTGGCGGGGCGTGTCGGACGGCTTGGGCCAGACCGTGGGCATCTCCCGGTTCCGTATGCCGGAACTCCGGTGTGACCGGATTGAGAGCCAGATGGCCTGGGACAACAAGGTCATCAGCGCCGACCTGGGGTACTTCTTCAGCAACGCCGTCGCCTAGTCCGCAAGGAGCAAAGACACCATGTCTTACAACCGCTTGACCCAGGGTCAGGGACTCTTTGGCGATCTGGTCGTAGAGGACAGCAAGGCCGACAACGGCGCTGCTGTACCTCGCACTTCGATCATCACAATGACCGCCGCCACAGGTGCCGGTGGTGCCCTGGCCTGGGAGAATGCTTCCGGCCAGCGCATCATCGTTCAGAGTGTCATCATCGACATCACCACAGCATCTGGTTCGACCACCACCATTGACGTTGGGGTCGCCGCTAACGGGACGACCAGTGATGACACGCTCATCGACGGCAAGACCACGGCTACGGCTCAGGTCATCAACTCTGCCGACGATGGTGGCACGAACGGGGCACTGTCTCGTGCCGTGGCTTCCGGGTCGTTTGTCACCGGCAGTATCACGGGCACCATCGGCTCGTTTGCTGGCACGGCGTACATCACCTGGGTTCCTTCTTCCAACTAACAACCAGAAGGGTAAGTGACCATGCCCGTGTCCGATCCTTTGGCCGGTGCCGTGTCCCCCGACACGACCTGGGCCGTCTGCCTTCGTCCGTTTGACGCCACTGGCCACCAGTTGATGCGTGGTGAGGTGGTCAACACCGAAGCGTGGCCAGCCCACCGGGTGTCCACCATGGTGGAGCGACGATACCTCGAAGTCCTAGCCGTCGGAGTCCCCATCCCAGCACCTACCCGTGTTGAGGGGGTCAACCGGCGCATCATCAAGTTGGAGGATGTGCAGAAGGCTCAGGAAGCCGCTCAGGCTCCTGCGACTGCCACCAAGGCAGCCAGTAAGCCCACCCCCACCCGCAAGTCTCAAAAGCCTAAAAAGCCCAACACTAAGAAGTCGTAGTAGGCGGCTAACGCCCCACTTTCAGAAGCACCTACTATGGCATATAGAGGTGCGCCATGACTTGGAGTTACGACAATACGGTCCTTGCAACGTCCAGCAAGGATGCTGTACGCCTCATCATCGGTGACACCGACAGCAACGACCAGTTGCTGGCCGATGAGGAGATCAACTACTACATCACGAAGCAGGGAACAGTCGTTCGGGCCGCTAGCGAGTCGGCCCGTGCCGTTGCGGCCAAGTATGCACGGCTGATGAGTCGGTCAATCGGCGGCCTTCAAGCCGATTTCAGCGCCAAGTACCGCCAGTATCTGGAACTGGCCAACGACCTCGCCCGCAACGAGGAAGTCGATCCGGTTGCTCCATACCTGAGCGGGTGGCTGAAATCACAGCATGACACCCGGATGCAGGACACCGACCGCATTCCGATCTTTGGGCGCAAGGGCGTTACCGATAACCCTCGTTATTCGGCAGACAACGAGTACACTCCGTATCAGTACCGGGTGTAGTCATGTGTAGCCGGGTGTAGCCAATGGCCCTTGACAGGCAACTCAGCACGTTCATGCCGGACACGGTGACCATCCATCCGTACTCTGCGTTCAACAACTACGGGGAAAGGTCATACGGTTCTAGCCGCACCGCCTCCGCTTATGTGGAGCGCCCGGTGACGCTTGACGACTCCGGCATGGTGGAGGAGCAGATTCATCCCGTGCGGGCATACATTGCCGACACCTCCATCGGGGTGAAGGACAAGATCGTGCTGCCCGACACATCAGCGCCGGAGATCAAGACGGTTTCGGTCCACACCGAGGTAGGCGGCTTGGACCATACGGTGGTGACGTTCCGGTGAGCGCCAGCATCAAGATCACCGGTGACACAAAGACGATTGACACACTTTCGTTGAACAACGCCTTGAACGGTGAGATTGCAGCAGCCTTGTATCGGTCGGCTGAAATGATTATGACCGACTCAAAGCGCAACTATGTCCCGGTTGACACAGGTGCTTTGATGAGGTCAGGCACCGTACTGCCTCCCACCACAGACACCAGTGGCCGCATCACCGTCACCCTGGGGTACGGCGAGCCATACGCCCGGATTGTCCATGATCGACCGCCCAGCATCGGCCAGGGCAAGGTGAAGTACTTGGAGAAACCCTTTGTGGGGCACATGGCTAGCGCCAAGCGCATTTTGGAGCAGCACCTCGCCAGGGCGATCTCTGACATCAAGAAGTCGCAGAGGGTCACCAACCCAAACGCCTGGAAGCAGTACGACACCTCTGATGGTCCTGAACAGGGGGATGGCGATGGCGCTTCTTGATGAGGTTGGCACTTACATCGGCACCAACGTGACCGGCCTAACTCTGGGCACAAACCTATTTCTAGGGCTGCTGCCCGACACTCCAGGGGACTGTGCTGCCATCTTTGAAACGGTCACCGACGTACCGATGTTTGCCATGAACGGAGCCAACTCTGAGCCGGTGCTGGAAAACCCCCGAATGATGCTGTACGTCAGGAACGCCTCTTACAGCACCGGGCGCTCCCTCATCGACACGGTGTGGAAGCAAGTCCAGAACGTATCCAACGACACCTTGTCCAGCGTGAACTATCTGAGGATTCAGGCGCTGGGCAGCCCTGAGTTCTTGGAGAGAGACGAGAACTTCAACACCATCTTCTCTGCCAACTTTCAGGTAATGAAGGCCCTGTCGTGAAAGACCCCTATGGGGAGCGGCCCACGCGCACAGACGAAATGGTCAGGTGCTGGAGGTGCAAGAAACTGCTGGCCGAGGTCACCTCCCGCCCCTGGCAAATCAAGTGCCCGCGGTGCAAAGGGCTAAATCGGCAAGGCGAGTTCCGGCCCGAAGGTGTTGTGAACTAGCATCAGCACATACATCTTTATAGTTTCGTGAACTTCGTGTCCCCATTGGTCTGTGATGCCGTGAGCCGGTGTGCTCCCTTGTCACTTGCTAGTGGGGTGCGCCCGTTCGTAGGAGCAAATCCATGGCAAGCAACAAGGGGACCGGCAGCAGCAAGGCTAGTCGGAGCAGCAAGGCGTACCGAGCCACCGTCAACATCGAATACCCAACTCGTGACGGCGGCTATGTGTATGTGGCTGCGGGAGAGATCGCTTCTGAGATTCCCACTAGCACTTTGCGCGCCTGGATTGAGCAAGGCATCTTGGAGGAGCAGTAATGGCGTTCTATCACGGAAAAGACACCCAGGTCTTTGTGGACTCATACAACCTGAGTTCGTACCTGAACGAAGCGACCATCGCTTCAGCCGGAGAGCCAGGGGAAACTACGACGTTCACTAACAGCAGCAAAACCTTCATCAAAGGGCTGACCTCTGGAACCCTGAGTATGGGCGGGTTGTATGAGGCGTCTACCGACATCGACCCCACCGGGACCACCAAGACGTTTGACCAGTTTTTGGATGGCCTGAACTCCACTGCCAACCCGTCAGTTGTAACTGTTGTCCCGTACACCATGGCGGCCGGTTCTTGGGTGAAGGGAGCGTATGCTCGACTTACCAGTTACGACGTTTCTAGCCCGGTGGCCGATGTTGTTGGAGTGAGCACCGACTGGGAATGCGGGCATGACGGTGGCACCGCAGGAGTGGTGTACGCCAACGCCTGGGCTGCCGAAAGCCTCACAACCGGTTCGGCTGTTACTCCCAGTGCTGGCTCTACCGTGGACGGGACAACGGTCAACAGCGGTGCGGCCAGCACTAGCGGCTATCTGATTGCTTGGCACATCACAGCCAACACTTCGGATGCTGCCCAAGCGATCAAGGTGCAGCACAGCACCAACGGTTCCTCATGGTCAGACCTCACCACCATTGAAGCCTCGCTGTCAGCCGGGGCGCTTTCGTCCGGCATTGCTGGGGCGACATCAGGCACACTCAACCAGTACCTGCGATTCCAGTTCTCCGCTGCTAGTGGATACAGCAGCGGTACTATCACGCCGATCATTTCGGTCGGGCGTATTTCGGCCAAACAAGCATAAGGAGCGACAGAGATGGCCTTCAAGCACGGTTCCGACTCCACGGTCACGGTGGATGATTCGGGCGGCACCGCCCGGTCGATCACTGGCGTGGACAACGTAACCTTCACACAAAATGGCGAGCCAGCAGAGGTCACCAGCCTAGGGGATAACGCGAAAGCGTTCATTGCCGGGTTGAAGGACGCTTCTTGCTCCATCAGCGGGTCGTGGGATGTAACGGCGACCACCGGTAACGATGTTGTCCTTGGCGGCATTGTCGGTGGCTCTGCGGGCACCATTGTGTACTCGCCGGACGGCGGCACAACCACTTACACCTTTGAAGCGTTCTGCACGAGTTACGAGATGTCCAGCCCGGTAGCCGACAAGGTGTCGTTCTCTGCTGACTTCCAGCAGACCGGCGGCGTTACCCGCGCCTAGTACCCATAACCACAAACAGAGGAGAGTGACCCCGTGTCCCTCAGGGATCAAATCATTGCTGCCGACGACATCGGCAAGGAGACTGTCCACATTGACATCTGGGATGTTGATGTAGAGGTCCGCACCATGACCGCTGCCGAGCGCAGCAAGATGCTCAACAGCGCCATGGACGATTCAGGCAACATTGACCTAGAGCAGTTGTACCCCCGCATCCTCATCGCCACTGTCTTCGACCCCGAAAGCGGGGAACAGGTATTCAGCGGCGATGATGTCAGCGCCCTTCAGAACAAGTCAGCCGCAGCGGTTGAGAAGGTGGCCCAAAAGGCCATGGCACTCTCCGGGCTGACTCCTGAGGCGGTGGATGAGGCGGGAAAAGCGTCCTAGAAGACCCTGAGTACCGCTACCTGTTCGTCATCGCTGAGCGACTAGGGCGAACAGTAGAGGAACTCTTGTACGGAAGCCCAAGCCACAAGCCGCTGAGTTCAATGGAACTCGTGGCTTGGGCGGGCTACGACCGGATTGTGGCGTGGGAAACGGAGCGAGCAAGACAACGGGCTAAGGCAGCAGCAAAGAGTAGGTAGTAACCATGGCAACATCAGGGCTTGATCTCGCCGCACAGATCACCGCTGATGCCACCGTCTGGGTTCGTGAGACTCAAAAGGCTGCCAAGTCAATGCAGGCGCTGGCCAACAGCGCCCAGCAGTCTGCAAACTCCATCACCAAAAGTTACGGGAATGCCCAACGTGCTGGTGGGCGGCTCAGCAAGTTCGTTAGGACCACGCTGGCAGTGGCATTCGGCATTCAACTGTCCAATGCCGTAACGCGGGCCACGTTTGCCCTCAAAGCGTTTGTCAAAGAGTCCATCTTCGGGGCGGCACGAACCGAGCAGATGGCCAGCGTTCTCAACATGCTTGGTCGCCGGGTCGGGTACAGCAGCGACCAGATAGAGACATTCACCCACAACATCCGAAAGTCCGGCATCGAACTTGGTATCGCCCAGAACACCCTGGCCGAGTTCATTCGCAACAACATGGACGCTGCTCAGGCCGTGGACTTGGCCCGAGTTGCTCAGGATGCGGCCGTCATCTCCAACAGCAACTCGTCAGCCACGCTCGACCGGCTGATTTACGGTATTGCCCGGCAAAACTCACTGCTGCTGCGTAATGCCGGAGTTCAGGTTCAGGTGGGGCAAGCCGTAGCCGAATACGCCGCCGAAATAGGCAAGGCGACCGATTCACTTACCAACGCAGAGAGAACACAGGCGGTGCTGAACGCCGCCCTGGCAGAAGGCAAGAAACTCTCCGGTGCGTATGCCAAGTCTTTGGAGGAGCCAGTCAAGAAACTTGGCTCACTTGTCCGAATCGTGAACGACATCAAGATTTCTATTGGCAACGGGCTGTACCCAGCGTTCAAGCAGTTCGTGAACGAGGGGCTGGACCCGTTCGTCCAGTGGATCAAGGCCAGTCTCGCTGAAGGCAGCCAACTCAACACTTGGATCAGCAACTTTGGCCAGTCGATGGCTAACGCCATGGCCGCATTCATTGCCTTCACTCAGGACGAGGACACCCAAAAGACCCTTCAGGGCATCGGGGAGTCGCTGATTACCATTGCTGAAAGCGCCGGACGAGTTGCAGCCGAAGTTGTCAAGGTTGGCGGTGCCATCACTGCGTGGGCAGCCTGGAACGTGGCAGTTCAGGGTGCTGCGGTAGCCCTCAAAGCACTTGCAGCGATTTTGGAACCACTGCTCCCGGTCATCACAGCCTTTGTGCTGGCTCTGGGAGCCAAAGCCGTACTGGGCTTCGCTGCGGGCATTGGTGCGGCAGCGGTAGCCAAGATCAAGTATGCGGCAGCCACTTGGAGTGCAGTTACTGCTCTGGCGGCTGAAACGCAGGCCACAGTAGCAGCCACTGCGGCCACACTGGGGCTGTCTGCTGCCCTGAAAACCATCCTCCCCCTGCTCGTTCTCACAGCAGGTGCATTTGTCCTAATGGAGATTTTCAAGGGAGCAAATGACGAAGGGAAGAAACTAGCAGCCACCATCGACAGCATCAGCAGTGCTCTCTACGACCAGAACGGGCTGGTGGCCGACAGCCAAGGAGCATGGCGCAACTGGCTGGGGAACAGGCCGTTCCAAAACATCGACAGCGACGTTCAGCAACTTGTGGACACGTTGGGCCTGACTAGTGTCGAGTTGCAGGAGTTTGTGCGGATCGTCCAAGAGTCCGGGGAAACCGGCGAGTACGTCTACCCACCACTGCTTGACTATCTCAAATCACTCAATACGGGGTATGACCTTGCTACCAGTCAGGCAGAAAACTTTGTAGTAGCCCTTCGACTCATTGGCGACGCGCAGAAGCGCACATTCCAGCGGACTTCGTGGGAACAAATCCAGCGCCTGCTCGTGGACTCGCTAGAGCCGCCCTCTGGCGACATGGTGAGTGAGTGGCAGTCAAGCGCAGACAGAACCCTGGAGTTGTTGCAGCAGTTTGCTGTGGAGGCGGGGCTGGCCGCAGACATTGCTTCTGCCAGAAGTATTGACTGGGAGGCGTGGCTCAACTCTCGCTCAGCAGCAGAAGCGATTCAGTTTGCGGAACAGTTTGGTGAGATCACCGCTACTGTCAACGAAGAAGTGCTTGCCTACAACAAGGTTGTGCATGAGGCAGCACTGCAAACCGAAGAACTGGAGGCGCGCGCTCTAGCCCTGAGCGGTGCAGTAGAGGAACTTGGGATTTCGCTTGCTGAAGCCGAGCGCCGTGTGGTGACTGCCGAGAAGGACTTTCAGAACCTCAACGACCGCATCAAGATCACTTCTGGCCTGACGACTGACCTTATTGGGACAACCGACAACCTGGGGGATTCAGTTGACGCCATGGCGCAGGTCATGTTCCAGGCGGCTAACGCTCAGCGGGCCACGGGAGATGAGGCCGAGCAACTTGAAAGCATGATCGCTGGCGTTCAGGGTGCTGCATTTGCCAACGCCGAGGCGATCCACAAAATGAACCAGGCTGCGGACATAGCGTCAGACGCTACTGAAATCTTGCGTGGCGAACTCCAGAAGGCACGCGACTGGCTGGTGCAGGCTGGTCAGGCGGCAGGGTACAACACTGACGAACTCCTCCGCATGTACGACATGATGATGACCATTGACGGTGCTCCCCCGGTTGTCGTTGATGTTGTTATGAGATTCGGCGGGATGAACACCCAGTCCATCAGCGCCGTCATTGAGGCTCTTACGGCAGTGGGCGTACCAGCCGACATACCTTTTATCGCCCACTTGGAGAAGTTGCTGTCGCTGCTGTCGATGCCCGAGATCACTGAGGCACCATGGAGCGGGCGTGGCGGCCGTGGCCTGGAAGAAACAGTTGACCTTTGGGAGCAAATCCTGGGGGCCATTGAGCGGTCTGCCGCAGCAGTGAAGACGGGCACTAGCGCCATTAGCGGCTACATCAGTGCGACAGAAAGAGTTGAGCGCATTGACGAGGAGATCAACGCCCTTCTTGACCAGCGCAACAAACTCCAAGAAGACGGCAACCGATTCCAGCGGGAGTACGAACTGTCGGTTCTTCGGCAGGCCAGGGCACTGCTGGACCTTGAAGCCACCTACGAGCGGCTGGTTGCCCGCCAACAGGAACTGACCCCAGAGGCGTTGGAGGACCAGCAGGCCGCCATTGACGATTTGGTGGCCAAAGCCCATGAGGTAACAGCGGTTGAGCGAGGGCTGATCGCCCAAGGGTTCATCACAGAGGCTGAGGCCGCTGCGGATGTGACCGCCGCCGAAGCCACTGAGATTGAGCGGCTGGCTAACGCCCTCAGCGCAGCAGAGCGCAGGTACGCCGCAGGGATCATCACCGAAGCCGAGTACACGGCAGCACAAGACGCCCTCACCCAAAGCATTGCCGACGCCATTGCTCCGTCGCAGGAACTGATTGACGCTCAGGAACGCCTCGCTGAGATGCAGGCTGAGGCAGAAACAATCGCCCTGGACCTTGCCATCGCTGAAGAAGAACTGGCGCTGGCAAGTGAGGATGCCGCAGCAGCACTGAGTGCTGAGGAAGCGGTCAAGCAGCAGATCGCCGCCATTGACGAGCGGTTGCGTGACTTGGCGCTGGAACAGGTTGAAGCCGTCCGGGCACAGGAAGCCGCCTACATGGAACTGGCTCGTAGTGCCCCGGAGGTAGTCAAGGCGCTTGAAGCCATTGACGACATGGGCGGCACACTGGCCGACCAGTTCGCTCTCATCACCGAGCACATCAGAGAGATGATGGAGGAGGCCCGGCAGGCTTTCCCAGAGTTTGACGAGTACCGGCAGGCCGTAGAACTTGACCGGTTCTACAAGAGCATTGAAGAACACGGCCTGGGCAACGTAATGAACTACCTCGCCGGGCTGGAAAGCGTGCCCGCCATGGCCAACGGAGGGGTGGTCAAAAAGCCCCAACTGGTACTTGCCGGGGAAGCCGGACCAGAAGCCATTGTCCCGCTAAGCAAACTGGGAGCCATGGGCGGTGGCGGCAGCACCTACAACATCAACATCTCCGCTGGGGTGAGCGACCCGGCGGCAGTGTCCGAGGCCGTTGTTGAAGCACTTCGTGAGTATGAGCGGGCCAACGGGCCTGTACCCGTCACCACGGAGTCCAGCATGTATACATCTAGTGCGAGCACCTGATGGCTAACGTCACTCCAAAGGTCACCGTCTATCTGGGGTCCACGGTCGATGTGTCGGCCTACGTCACCAAAATTGACATTCGTCGTGGCAGGAGCCGGTCCATCACACACTGCACAGCGGGGACGGCGACCATCACTCTCCGCAACGAAGACCGCCGGTTTGACCCGGAGTACGCTTTAGGCGCTTACTACGGAAACATCCAGTTGAAGTCAGCCGTGTGCATCTACGGCACCGTCAGCGCCTCCGACAAGCAGGTATTTGAGGGCACGGTAGACAGTTGGACGGTTCACTACGACGGACCTAACGCCTCGTTCGTGACGGTCAAATGCACTGACGGGCTACAGAAGTTGAGCATGGCGTCACTGCAAAGCCTGACGGACAGCAGCGCTAACAAGCCTCCCACGTTCTCTGAGGAAGTGTCAGGCACTCGTGTTACCAACATCCTTGATTGCTATGTGGCAACAGCGGACGGTGGGGGCGGCTCCGGTGAACCGCTCTGGCCAACCGGGGCGGCCAACCGTGATATAGCCACCGGTCAGGCCACCCTTCAGGCGAAGGAGACAACGACCAACGCTTGGCAGGAGTTGCAGGTAGTCGCCAACAGTGAGTTGGCGCAGGGCATCTTCATTAGCCGAGAAGGCAAGTTTGTGTTCAAGGGGCGCCATACTGACATCGGCACCCCAGCGGTGACTTTCTCTGACGATGGGAGCGACATCCCGTACCAGTCAGTTGCTCTGTTCACGGACTCTGAGTTGCTGTTCAATCTCATCTCCCTGGCCCGCTTTGACTCCGGCGGCGTGCTGGGAGGTGTCCCAGAGACTGCTTCTGACAGCACCAGCCAAGCATCGTTCGGGATCAGAGAGTTCAGCCGGACGGGGCTGCTCAACCGGGTCACCACCCCTGGTACTACTGAAGTGCAGGGCATGGCCGACTTTCTGAGACTGGTCTACAAAGACCCGTCGGCCCGGTTTGACCGACTGGTAGTAGAACCCAACATTCTCAGCACGGCCAACCAGACAACAGTTCTGGAACTTGACGTTGCTACGGCCATCACCATTGAGCGCACCCCCCGTGTGAACGGTGTGGCATCGGCTCAAATCGTGGATGACATGGTGATAGACAACATCGCTCATCGCATCAGCACTGGCAACCAGTGGACGACCACGTTTGGGCTGTCCCCATATGCCGAAATCCTGGGCGACTTCCTCATCGTGGACACCGGCAAAGTTGACTCAGGTAAAGTAGGTTTCTAATGGCACTCGCACCAACCAACTGGAACTCATGGGCCACAGGTGATGTGGTCACTCAGGCCAAGATTCAGGCCATGCAGGACCAGTCGATAAACAAAGAAACGACCACCACTCGTGATGCCCTGAGCGTGGACTCAGGGTCCGAGGGTGCTGTGATTTACAACAGCACCGATAAGACGCTAGAGGTCTATTCGGGATCGGCGTGGGTCCCCCTGCTTGACCTTGACACTTGGTCAGTCTCGTCCGGGGCGTACACCATCAAGGGCACGGTCACCGTGGGCGTGGACGACGAAGGCCACAACGTGGTCCTCTATGGCGACACGGCGAACAAACTGATGACCTGGGACGCCACCAACGACATCCTCAAACTCGGAGCATCAGGCGGCTCCGCAGGCGTCGACTTCTTGGCCTACGGGGACACCTCAGGGGCCTACGTCAAGTGGCAACAGGCAGACGACTACCTGCTGGTGTACGGCGGGTCACTCGGCGTGGGAACGCTCACGCCCGTCACAGCCGTCGAGATCGCCTCGGACGATGACCTCACGGACTTCACCAGCGCCAACCGTGGCATGTTCACCCTGACTAACACGGACCACGCCACCGATGACATCGTGGCGATGGACTTCCGCTACACGACGGGCGCCGAGGAACCCAGTGCCCGCATCGGGGCCAAGATGGGAGGCGGCGGGTCGTCGCTGATCTTCGGGACGAGCAACGACTACGCCGGGATCACCAACGAGGCTCTCGTCATCGACCCGAGCGGCAAGATCGGCATTGGCACGGACAGCCCAACGGATAGCCAGGTTCACATTGTCAGCGGCGGCGAAGCGCTCCGCATGGAGCGCAGCGGGTACGACACCTACGGATTCCAGCAGTCGGCGGGGTCGGGTATCGAGTTTCGCAACTTTTCCGACTCCCGAACCGAGATGACTTTCGATGGTGCTGGCAACGTGGTCATCGGGGCGACCGCAACGACGAACGGGGCCGACTTCATGGTCTACGGATCGACCGGCCGTGACCTCCTCGTCGGCGAGTCGGTCACCGGCAACCGAAACTTCACCTCCGATCTCGTCTGGGACAGGACGACCGCCACCGCGGAGAACGTGAACGTCAACTCGTCGGGGTACATTCGCCAGTCCACCTCGTCCGAGCGGTACAAGACCGACATCGAGGACCTCTGGGACACCGAGGCCGACCTCGCCCTGAGCCTGCGCCCCGTCTGGTTCCGCTCCACGGCCGACCTCGACCGCTCCGACTGGTCCCACCACGGCTTCATCGCCGAAGAGGTTGCCGAGATCAACCCCCGCTGGGTCCACTACAGCGAGCACTGGCAGACTGAGGAAGTCACCGACGAGGAGACCGGCGAAACTCGGACGATGACGGTGCTCGACGCCGACGGCAACAAGGTTCCCCACCTTGACGACGACGGGGAGCCGGTGATGCGGCCAGAGGGCGTCCAGTACGCCCGCATCGTGCCAGCACTCGTCCACCTGGCCCAGCGGCAGGCGGGCCAGATTGCTGAACTGACTGCCCGCATTGAGGCACTGGAGGCACAATGAGAATCCTAAGCAGGTCCGACTGGGGCGCTAAGCCGCGCAAGCGGAAGTACACCCAGCGCAGAACAGCCACCATGGTGTTCATCCACCACGGAGGCACAAAGTTGGCTGGGCACACGCGTGACCACGAGGCCGCGGCTTTGAGGGCGTACCAGCAGTACCACATGGGCACCCGAGGCTGGTCGGACATCGCATACTCGTTTGCCGTCGCCCCACGGTCAGGTCGTGTGTATGAACTCCGGGGGTGGGGGGCCAAGCCCGGCGCTACCAGGGGGTACAACCACCTCTCCTACGCCATTGTCATCATCGGTGACACGGGCCAACAGAAGGTGTCCAAGGAGTGCGTGGATTCTGTCCATGCTTTGATCCGGCTGGGCCAGTCCCTGGGCCACATCACTCCTGACGCCGATGTCCGGGGGCACCGTGATGTCAAGCCCACGGCATGTCCGGGTGATTCGGCGTACACAGCCATTGTTGAGAAGCAGCCGGTTCCGGTTGAGCACTCGTCCCCGCCACCCCCTTACAGGAAGGCTCTCCGCTTGCGGCGTCCTCGCATGAGAGGCAAGGTCGTCAAGTGGGTGCAGTCGCAGGTTGGAGCCAAGGCAGACGGAGTGTTTGGTCCGAACACCAAGCGGGCAGTTGTGGCGTGGCAGCGCAAGAACCGCCTCGTCCCTGACGGCATCGTCGGCCCCAAGACCTACAAGGCTCTGGCTAGCCAGTGATTGCCCGGCTCAAACAAGCGCAAACAAACAGAGGAGAAACACCGTGTCCGTATCAGTGACCCCGCTTGAAGTCATGGGGCAACTCCAGCAGACAGTGGACGGCATGATCCAACTGGAACTGGCTACCCAGCGAGCCATCATTGAGAAGCAGGAGGCTGAGATTGAGCGCCTGCTTCAAGAGGTAGTGCCTGAGGAAGTGTCCAGAGATGACGAGTAGTGAGAGGGCAGCAGGCAAGTAGCCGCTAGGCCCAGTGAAGCACACCATCCACGTTCACCAGCAGAAGATCAGGAGGGGCGAACCGGCGATCATCGACCGGACCTACAAGGGGTCAACTCACTGGAAGAAAGTCAGGATTGACGGCCCCTGCACCATCGTTCACTCTGACACCCCTGACCGATGCGGTGCCCGAGTCTGGATCGAAACCGAGGCCGACGTTCAGCACCTTGAGTAGCCGCCCTGCCGCTGGCTATGTGATGGCCGGGCACACCGTTTGAGGACAACACCACGCTGCCACAGCCAACACTCCTAAACAATCAGAAAGGCCAGGGCTGTTGAGGCCCTGGCCTTTCCTTTACCCAATGAAAGGAGGTTCGTATGAACACTCACTGCCCGTAAGCAGTCTCCAGCATGATACTAGCCACACCAGCCATTTCAAGCCTTTGAGCAGGGGTCAAGTCAGCCGGGTCTTTGCCAACCCAATGCGCTGGATACTCAGGAACACTCACCCGACTCCCGAACATATCAACTAGTTGTTGGGCGGCGTTTCTCCCCGCCT